AAGAATCGGTATAATGATCCTACAGTTCACAAGAGATTTATTGTTGGTATTGATCGCGCCAAGATGCGTCTTTATGACTGTGAGCAATCAGCACAAGATGAAGTTCTTGACAGAGGTAAAGAAGAAGAGTATACTTATGAGGAACCGAAACCAAAGAAAACATTTGAGGGGTTTAAGTTTTGATTTATTACACTGTGTTTGATAATCAGGGAAATAAGGTTGCTGATTGTGGAACAGAAGAAGCAGCCAAATGGTTAGCGGATGTTAGACAAGGAACTTATAAAACTAATCGACCTGACTGGAATCAAACTGTAGATGTAAAATTATCAAAACTTGAATTACCAAGCATTCAAATCTCGGGACAAGAACTGCCACTACAGCAATCTCTTCCCGAAACACAATTAGAACCTTTTATTACGGATTTTCATGACTAAAGAAATTGATACTAATAAGTATATTGAATTTGTTCGCCAAACTACAAGTCCCGCAAGTAGTGATTTTGCACAACTTCTTATTCGTTTGACTGAACTGGAAGCAAATGATGATGCCGATATTCCCCGCTTAATGACTGCTGCATTTGGTATTAGTGCAGAAGCAGGTGAGTTTACTGAAGTTGTAAAGAAAATGTTTCTTCAGGGCAAACCATATAATGAAGAAAATATTTTTCACTTAAAACGTGAACTTGGAGATATTATGTGGTATGTTGCACAGGCATGTATGGCACTTGATACAAATATTGAAGAAGTTCTTCAAATGAATTATGAAAAACTAAGTGCTCGTTATCCTGAGGGAACGTTTGATGTTTACCGTTCCGAAAATCGTGTGGAGGGAGACCTGTGAATCTTACTAATAGACAAACTGCACTTCTTACAGTCGCACTCACAAACTTTTATGATGAGATTGTAAAAACTTCTACTCCTAAAATGAAGGAAGAAGTAATGGAGTTAGCAAAACTAGTTCAAGATTATGCTACGGAGAATCACAAATGACCGAAATAACTTGGCCCTATAATCACCAACATTCTTCTGAGCTCTGGGATATTATTGCTGACCTTGATGACGCAATCAGTCAAGTAGTTGAATAAACACTAAGACCCGCAAGGGTTTTTTTTTATAAATATCCTTAGAAGAGTATTACAATTTTCTAATGGATATCAATAATCTAAAAGGTTTGATGGAAGCATACCAGCAGGTTAATGCTCCTCAAGAAGTTGACGAAGCAACTGCAATGGCAAAGCGCGGTTATGATGAGACTTCAATCCGCAACAAGATTGCTGCTAACACCCAAGGTGGGAAGTCTGCAGATAGAGCAAAGGCACTAGCAGACAAACCAACTTACGGTCAGACTGGCAAGGGTGCTCCAGATCCTAAGGCACGTCAGAATCTTGCTCGCAAGCAAATGGGTGATCATCGTCAGACCACTTCATCGAATCCTGGTCTTCATGGTTATGGTCATCAGTCTGATGATCCTGAGGTGAAGGCAAAGCAGGCAGCGAGAGGAGCACAGAGGGGTTCTGCTGCTTTAACTCCTAAAGAAAGAAAGCAACTCAATATGGGCGATGAGTCTTTTGATCTCTTTGATACAATCCTTGAGTTCCTTTATGCAGAAGGATACGCAGAAACTCTGGAAGAAGCAGAGTGGTTAATGGCAAATCTGATTGATGAAGAAGCGATTGATATTATCCTTGGTGAATCATCTTCTTCTAGATTACCTGGCGAAAGTGAATCAGCGTTTATTATGAGAAGAAGAGCAGAATATAATCGCCCCCGTAGAGGTCCTCAACACGAAACAACCCCATCTTCATCTAGATCCAGACAACCTGCATTAATGCAGAGAAATCCAGACCCAAAAGGTGGTGATTATAAGAGCAAACTAAAGAAGAATGTCAGAGCGTCTAGAACTGAAGAATATGTTAATGAAGGAGTTCCTTTAAGGGGTACAACTCCAGATGGAAAACCTTGGAGAGTTGACCCATCTCCATCTGGAGCTAGACGATCTGCAAAAATGAAGAGACAACCTGCATTAATGCAGAGAAATCCAGACCCAAACGGTGGTGATTATAAGAGCAAACTAAAGAAGAATGATAGATACGAATCATTTGAAGCATGGCTTGATGAAGCAATGACCAATTATGAAAAAAATCGTAAGAGAGCAGCAGCAAGAAATGCTGCAAGAGACTAAGGAAAGACTGGTGCTGTTCCTGGTGTAGGTTATGTAACTCCAAGAAGGGAGAGAGAAACCTGGACTGATGAGAGTGGTAAAACCAGACACGCAAAAGGTCTCTGATAGATAATAAAAAAAGGAGGGATAAAACCCTCCTTTAACTTTATTTGGAACTTACAAAATCATTAATGATTTCTGCTTGTTTTAGAACTTTATCCAGCGTTGGAAACTCTGGATAATCCATCGGTACTTGTTTTCTCTCATCTTCATTCCAACAACGAGCAGTATCATACTCTATACTAAATTGGTCATTCAGCATATTATATGCTTGCTTAAAGATTTCAAAACGAAGTTCATAAGGTGTCATAGGTATTCTCCTAATGTGTGTTGTGTGTTTCCACGAAGATATTATATCATAAATAATCAAAAAGTCAAGTAATAATGAAAACCTATCAACAGTTCTCTGAAGATATTGAGCAACGCAGACAAGAACTGCGCCAAAGGTCAAGAGAGCAAATGCAAAAGTTTAAGCAGAAGTCTAGAGATTATTCTGATGCTCAAAGACAGAGAGCATCAGAGGATGAAGATAGAAAAAAATTGAAAGATGAAATCAAAAGAGAGTTGAGAGACGAAAAGTAATAAATATCTAAAAAGTATTAGTAAAAATGGACGCACAAGAACTTCGCAATCTTCAAGAAGCATATATGGAAGTTGTTATGAATGAGTTAGATGAAGGTTATAAAGAACTACCAGTTGATAAAATGGTAGCAAAAAGTAAAAGTTTATCAAGAAAACCAAAACCTCCTGGTTCTCCTCGTTGGGGTCCAAGTGATGAGGCAGCAAGTAGAATTAGAAAAGTAGCAGGCACCCATAGTCGGGCAAAAGTAAAAAAAGTAGAAAAAGCAAATAGAGAAAGAGGAACTCAACAAGAACAAGTAGACCTCTACGATATCATCCTTTCACACTTACTTGATGAAGGATATGCTGAAACACCAGAAGCAGCAGAAGCAATTATGGTGAATATGAGTGAAGAGTGGAGAGAAGATATTATGGAAATCTCTGATAGAAAAGTTAAAGCAGTTAGAGATGCTCGTGAAAAGCAGTGGAATAAGCAGTATGGTAAAAATCGTGTTAAAGACCCAACAGATGATATGGTTGATAAAGTTGATAAGTTGATTGACCAGAGAAATAAAAGAACTGGGTCTAAAGTGAAGAAAACAACACTTGGGCAACTGACTGATAAGATTGCGGCAAGAAGACGAGGTGAAGCATAACTGATAAATAACCACGGAAGGTTGCTCCAACCCCTTGACTTTTTAGTTGGGGGGGTTTTATAATGTCTTGATTGGGGGATTAGTTTAATTAGTAAAACATAGCTCTTGCACAGCTAAGAAAGCGGGGCAGAACCGCTATTCTCCACTTCTAAATACTTGAAAGAGTATTATTTTTCAAATGGCTAAAACTGAGCAGGAAAAATATATTGAAATAAAGGGAAAGGTTGATAAAATTTTAAGTTCACTTAAGAATGTCAAAGTTGAAAGTTCTGGAACTAGTACGCTTGTGCATGTTCTTAAATGGGATACTGCAGTTAATAGGGCAAAAAAAGATATTGGGTGGTATCATGTGGTTGATTTATTAAAAAAAGAAAATATAAATTATTCGTTTAATAAAATAAGTTCAGATACTCTTAATGTTGTTGAGATTAATATGCCATCTTTGACTGGAATTAAAGGAAAAAAACCACCATCAAAAATTAGATTGAGATTTAAATACCAGTCTGCTGGAAAAAGTTTTAATGATGCGTATAAAACTAAAATGGGAGAATCTTTAGTATCTTGGTCTTTAATTTATAGACTTAGAAATGGGACAAAAGAACTAGTTGAGGATAGTATAACTGAAGGAACTGACTTATTTGGTGAGTTTGATGCAAAGATAAGAGGTAAAAATTCTTCATGGGGAAATAAGCAATTTAGAAATGATTGCGCTGTTTTTATGTCAATTTATCCGGAGTGGCAAAAAAGTATAAACAAAGCTGCTGAAGTTTTGAAGAATAATTATTCTTTTTCTAAGGCTGGAAATTGGGTAATAGAACTACCTTCTGATTTGGATGCCACTGAAAATCCATATGATATCTATCATAAAATAAGTGCAAAATTGAAAATGAAATTAAAGGATGATAAATGGAATCCTGGGGATATATGGTTTATAAATGCTAATGGTAGAAGAGCATTGACTGAATATAAAAGAGATTATTCTTCTTTAAAAGATCATGGAGAGGCACTTTCTGCATTAAACGAATTTAATGGCGTGCTTATTGAACACTTTAAGTCTGGAAACATTATTGCAATGTCATTGAAAAAATTGGGTGATGTTGCTGGTGGATATAATGTTAGGACTAAAATTGTTAATGAAAAGAATTATTTTGATGAAGAAGTTAAATTTGATAAATTTATTCTTGGCAAAAACAATCAAGATATTCAAATATACATGAAGGTTAGAAAAGTTGAGAGAGATCCTAAAACAGAAAGAATAACTAAAAGATATCCTTTTTATAGTGATGAGATGTATTTAAAAATGAAAACAAAGAGTGGTGGATATAGACTTGAATTGAATATAACAGGAACTGAAGCTAGACATGGATCTCTTGGACAAGAAGCATATCAAACTGCTATACGCAAAACAGATCGTGGTGGAGTAGATGAATTGGATAAAGTTAGAAAAAAAGAAGTTTACAAAGATTTAAAATTTGGAAATTCTAGTGGTGAAAAATGGATATCATATGAAATTACAAAAAACGCAAACGAAAATGAATACTTGAAAATAAATTCATATCTAACAGAAATTTTTAATTATGTAAATGGATCGAATAATGTTTCATTTAGTGAATCTGATATGGATTGGGTTCAAAGTAAGATAGTTGCATCTGAAATAGGATATTCTATAAAGGGGACAGGTAATAAACTTAGAATGGATATGATATGTGAAAATTTATATAGAATAGCTTCTTCAAGAGGAATGGTTTATGGTACAAGTTCTCAGGTTGAAAAGGTTTTAAAAAATTCAAAGCAAGGTAAAGATAAACAATTGACTGGTCTTGGTGGTAGAGAAATAATTATGAATGCTTCTATCCATGCTAAAGTATATTAATAAATAAAGGTATAAGATTAATCAATATGAAGAGTTTTTTCCAATTTCTAAATGAGGCAGCTCAATCGCAAGCATCTATGCAAGCGAAGAAGTTAAACCTCAAGAGTGATGGACACGGCGGTTGGTTGGATAGTCGTGGAAATTTTGTTGCGGTTACAGAAAAAGGAAAACTAAAGTTTGTTGATAAAAAGAAAAAGAAAGGACAAGAAGAACCTGTTACAAAACCTGCTGCAGCAAAAACACAAGTAGCAGAACCAGAAAAAGCAACAGCAGCACCAGAGGAAAAACCAAAAGCAAAAGCAGCACCTGAAGCAACTCCAGCAGATGGTGAGATGTCTGATATATTAACAGTTGCATTTGGAAGATTTAATCCACCGACAGTTGGACACGAAAAACTTTTAAAGGCAGCACAAAAAGCATCTCAAGGTGGAGATTTAAAAATCTATCCATCAAGAACACAGGATCCAAAGAAAAATCCACTGGATCCTGATATGAAGATTTCATATATGAAAAAAATGTTTCCTGAGTTTGAGGAGAACATTGTAAATGACGATGAAATGAAATCCATTTTTGATGTATTAACCACAGCATCAGAACAAGGATATACCAGTGTGAATATTATTGTTGGATCTGATCGACAGGCAGAATTTGAAAATCTTGCACAGAAATATAACGGAGAACTTTATAATTTTGACATGATTCGGGTAATTTCTGCAGGAGTAAGAGATGCTGATGCAGAAGGTGTAGAAGGAATGTCTGCATCGAAGATGAGGAAGGCTGTAGTGGATGATGATTTTGAGTCTTTCCGTCGTGGAACACCAAAAGCATTAGATGATGGTGATACAAGAGCATTATTTGATGCAGTTCGTCAGGGAATGAGTTCAAAGAAAAAGAAAAAAGAAGTCACTGAACTCTGGCAGATTGCTCCTAAGTTTGATCCAAGAGGACTTCGTGACCATTATGTTTCTGGTAAAATTTTTAAAATTGGTGACATTGTAGAGAATCTTAATACTGGATTGGTTGGTGAGATTGTTCGTAGGGGAACTAATCATCTTATTTGTGTAACGAAAGAAGACTATATGTTCAAGTCTTGGATTCGTGATGTCATGGAATATAATGAAAGAAAAATGGAGCGTCGTATGAGAGTTCCTGGAAAACCAAATACACTGGTTGGAACTGGTGGATACTTTAAGTATGCTGCTGATATGACTCCTGGATTTGAAAAGGGAGATAAGACAAATCTACAATATGGAGCAAAACCTTACAGTGGATATAAACAATCTAGTGGTAGAGAATTCATAAATAAATACAAGATTAAAAAATAAGTAGAAAAAAATGTCTATTGCTCCTAATCCTTTGAATGATATCTCCAGAGTATACCTGGAGCAGATTGCTGAGAAAAAGGACGATTCTTATCTGGAGACAGATTTCAAGAAGCGTCAAAAGAATAATGAAAAGGCAAGAAAGGAAATGGAAAAAATGGGAACTTCTATGAAGAATCCTCATTTTGAAGCACTCGATCCAGTAGGAAGAGAAGATGCTGATATTGACAATGATGGTGATGTAGACAAGTCAGATAAGTATCTCCATAAACGTCGCAAGGCAATCAGCAAGGCGATGAAGAAAAGAATGTCCGAAGCAAAAAATGTTCATGGGCAAATTGAAGTTCCTCAAGGAGACATTAGAAAACTTACAAAAAAAGCATCAAAAAGAATTGATGCTGATGTTGATGGTGATGTAGATAAGAATGATCCAAAAGAAAAAGGAATGGGTGAATTTATTCCTTCTCCTGACGGTAAGAAAAAAATCAGAACTTCAGTTCGTGTAGAAGGATTTTCTAATTGGAGAGAAGATTTATCTGAAGTGATGGTTGATAATGGAGTAGATAAAAAAATCAAAGAGAAAAAGGTTAATAATAAAATCAAAATTAATCCTGAGTTTAAAGAATCAGTAGAAGAACTTGGTGGAACTCTTCTTGAAATGGTTGAGATTGATGAGATTGATTATATTATAGAAGATATATACACTGAACTTCAAGAAGAAGGATATGAAGATGATGATATTGAAGAAGCACTTGAGTATGCATTGACTGAAGCAAAGATTACTTATGGACATGATACTGAATCTCCAAGAGATAAGATGATGAAGCAAGCCAAAGGCCGTTTAAAATTTCTTGGAAGAAAAGTAGGTGAAAAAATTGGTGCAGCAAAGAAAGCAGCAACTTTTAAAGCAGCACAGGCACAAGTTGCTGCATACAACAAGAGCAGAGAAGCAATGCAAACTGCTAGTGATAAAGCAAGAAAAGCAAAGCAAACAGTTGCTGATGCACCTAAAAAAGCAAAGAAAAGTGTAAAGGGATTCATTAAGAAGCAAGCAGAAAAAGTTGTGAAGAGAATGAGTGAAGAAACTGTAGATGAAGCTCTCCGTTCTCGTGAAGAAAGAATGGCAAGAATGATGACAGATAAAGATCGTCAAAAACAAAAGAAAGAAAGAGAATTGAAGGCAAAGGCAGATGAAATTATTAGTACCGAAAGAGCACTTGGTAAA